TTCTGCTCCTAAAGTAGTGCCAGCCCCTAAAACTAAATTATCAGAGGAGTCATCTAAACCTACATGAAAATCTCCTGCATTACCGTCAAATACTACTTTTGTGTCTTCTTCTCCACCATCTCCTATTGTTAAAGTTGGAGTTGTCCCTGTAATTTTTACAGAATCTGTTAAGACTACATCTGTTAGAACCGAAACAATATTGGCAGAACTACCACCTCCATCAGAATAAACAGCCATAACTGAACCGTTAGCTATAGTGACGTTAGAACCTGAACCTTGACTAATAATTATATTGTATGGACCTCCACTACCTGAGTCTGTTGTAGCGTTTTCAATAAACCAAACTTTGCTAACAGTATTAGGAGCTAAAGTGATTGTACAATCGCTGTCTAACGCACCTGTATATTTTAAGTACAAAGACCTACCAGGATCGGTTGAACCGTCTGCTATCGTCGTAGTATGTGTATCAGCGTTTGTAGTTATTGCTTCTGTACCAAAACTGAAAGCTTCAGCTACTAATGATAGGTTTGTGTTAGTTGAAGTACCCCAAGTACCAGATTCGGCACCCGTAGCTATTTCTTTAAGTCTTAGATCGTTATTAAATGAAGACATATCAGTATTATGCCAACCTTATTATAGAATTGGAAGCTCCAGTTGAAGGGAAGGTTACAGTAAAATCACTAGCAGTAGCGGTAATATCTTTACCAAAACTAATAACACAAACGGCTTTGTTGCTATCAGATGAATTGTAGATTAAGGCTCCAGCAGCTGTTATGGTGACATTCGAAAACGTGAGGGGATCAAAGTCAACAACTGCTGTAGTGCCATCTGTTGTAGGTGTGCCAGTTTTTAAAGTCAAAGTAGCACCACCTGATGTATAGTTTGTACCTGTAACTTCACCACTAGTAGTAAAAACGGTTGTACTTGCACCTAAAGAAGCCGTACTAGAATATAAAGCTAATTTAAAAGTATCGGGTGAACTTGCTTTATTAAAATTATGTACACCTTGCAATAACTCTTGTTTAAAAGAAGTAGTTAAGGTTGATGTTATAGCCATAATTTATATTACCATTTTTTCGGTTCTGGTGGGTCTTGTCGACCTGCTACAAATTTTTGTGGCTCAGGCTCTGGTACTGCTCTTTGCCTATATTCACTTCTACGCATAGCCCTATAGTCACCAGCATCATTTTGTAATATTACCATAGGATCATCTAACCTGTGATACCCATATAATTTATCTTCAGCAGATTCATTTTGATCAAGTAAAGAAGATGATCTAGCAATACCTATGCTGACACCTTCAGATTCGAGCTTAGAGAGCCAGTATTCTACACACCCTCTACCCTGCTCGGCAAAGTGTAAATTACCCTTGTAACTGTAATCTACGCCGAATAAAGATAGTTTTCCTACTTTACACCAGTACGCAAAAGCAACCGCATAAGCTACTGTGTTATTTAGATAAGCAGATTTACCTGCTTTCATTACTTCATTTATAGGATACTCTACAAGACCTGGACATCTATCATCTAGCTCACAAGAATAAATAGGACCTTGATGTTTTAACAAAACTTGTTGCATGCCCTCAGTTTGTTTGCCAGCGTCATCTGTATCTAAGAACCTAGATGCTGGGTCCATCATAAAGACTCTATCGTGAATAATAACAGAAGAGACAGCGTTGATAGCCCAAACTTCGTCAAACTGTACACCATGACTTTTAGCAATATTATAGTCTTGCCAACTAGCGCCTAGGGCTACTATAGCAACATGTTTGCCTTCGAGTGTTTCAATAGGGTTCATTAAGTTACAGGCTTACGTAAAGAATCGTAACGGTATTCGTCTTTTCTACCTCTAGCTTCAGCTCTATTTTTAAGCCTAGCTAGTTCTTGTTGATATCTTGTTTCATACACTTGAAACATATCAGGGTCACCTTTCATAAAAGTATAGCCCTCTAGCAAACAACCGTATAAAAGTAAATTTCTAGCATTATTAGATAACCAAGTGCCAGTTGTATCTGTTACTAATGAGCTAGGTTTGAACAGATAATTTAGTTCTGCACTATAGTTGGAATCAGGTACAGGAGCCACTAATAGTGTGGATGAACTAGTGCCTTTTTCTTTAATAGCATAATATTTAGGTAAACCTCTTTTAGTAGAATCTGCTGGATCTACATCATATTCTTGTATAAATGATGGGTGTTTTTTTTCTAAATAATGATAGTCAGAGCTTGAATCTATAACAGCAAAGCTAAAAGATAAAACATAATCAGATGGTGTTGCTAATGTCTTAGTCCCTGCGGTAAAAGTTAAAGTAGCTGTTTTTCTAAAATTATCAAACTCTACCTCTTGAAATATTTTATCTTCTGTATTTTTTATGATGTCATCTAAAGTAGCAACAAAAGTAGTTTCAGTATTTTGTAAGTAATTTTGTATTAAGGTTTTTAATTCTGCTAGTGTCATTATGTAATTGTAACTGTTCCTAAAGCAGATGTAATTTTAAAACCAGTAAAACTTGCTCCTACTATTGCAGTATCAGTAAATACTCTACCATCACCCCCTTCTACGTCGGTATCAGGTCTGGGTTCTTTGAGTGCCTGAGAATCAGAAACATGAGAGGCTGGTTCTAACTGTGGATGTTTAGGATCAAACTGGTCTGGCCCAACTTTTAATCCATTCCAAGTTTTTTTCATATCTTTAAGTTTGTATCTAAAACCTGAGATATCACAAATACCGTAAGCAAATTTACCAGTAGCCATCAATAGTTCCTTATGCTAGGTCTAATACGAAAAGAAGCACGATCTTCATCTTGATCGGCAGCTCTTCTAAATTCTTCGTCATAAATTAACTTTAACTGTCCAGTCAGCTCTGGTGCTTTTTTTAGACTTAGGTAATAAGCTAAACCTGCGACGAAGCAAGGAAATAACCTAAATGGCATATCCATAGTATTTTTAGGATCATCCACGTCATCCATTCTAGTAAGTTTGTTGAACCGTATAATATCTGTAGAGTTTTCTGGTGTTGGATATAAAAAAAGTGTGGGGTTATTTTGTTTATCTAAAAAATATTGTGAGGGTTTAGACTCAGTAGCTTTATTTGGTAAGTTAAAAAACTCTGATCTTGATAGCTTGTCTAACCTTACGTCTGTTGTCGTGCCACTTATTGTTCTTCTGATAGTCACATCTAGCACATCTATAACATCAGTACCTAAAGTGTAACTATTTGTGCTTTGTGTAACGGTTTGTGTGCCTGTTTCTATAGTCCATTGATTCAAACCTCTGTTAGCCCATTCAGCCAACATAAGATTAGCAGACCTGATAGCAGTTTTAAGATCATAGCCAGTACGTAATTCTAAACCGCATCTTTCATATGCTTCTTCCACAAACTCTGTGATATCTGGCTCAAAGTTTGTACTGCCTGATGTTGCCATTACTAATCCTCATATAAATTGTTAAATGTAATTGATGGGTCTAAGTAACTTTCATGACCTTCAGCAGAGTGTGTCCATTGCGACGGTTTAAAGTCTGGAGCACCCTCGCCAGTCACCCATAAAGCAGGGCTAGTAGCTCTTACTCTATTGTTAGGTAAAGCAACTAGATTACCTTTCCAATTACAATCTTCTGTTATATATAATACATGAGATTGTTTATGTTGTGCAGGGTCATCTGCAATAGAGTTATTTGTGTAGTCTACGGTAAATAAGTATTTAGCTTGATAAAAATCACCACCTATCTTTGCTAACCAAGGTGAGGAGCTAACTCTATCCATTATTACTACTGAGTGATCTCTTGATTCGCAGTCCCAAGGTTGAGCCAAATGATCTTCCATAGGTTCTGGAAAATCTTCCATAGGTATATCAGCTACCATACCTTGTATGGGCATACGAGCCCACATAGCACCGCCGTGTATATTGCCTTCGTCATTATCTTCACAGTTAGACTCTTCACCTGTAAAAACTACTTGAAAACTTAGTGATCTGTCAGGAATAGTATTAACAGCTATAGCTAAAGCATGCACATACTCGTCATGATATTTTTCGTGATTATGCGTAAACTCTCTTCTTACCCAACATTTAAATTGAGGTATGTTACTTATTAAATGAGGCACTACTTATATTTACTTCTTCTTCTTGCAGCATTCCCAGCCATCATGACTGATCCACCTTTGGACTTTTTCATCATAGCTCCACCTTTTGATTTCTTCATCATGCTACCACCTTTAGACTTTTTCATCATGCTTCCGCCCTTCGACTTCTTCATCATCATGCCGCCTTTAGATTTTTTCATCATGACTCCACCTTTGGATTTTTTCATCATGCTACCGTTTTTTGATTTTTTATGACCTGGCATATTACACTCCTGTTGTTAGCTTATTGTAGTAACTTTTCTCCGATCTTTCATTACTTTACCACAACCTTTAGCAATAAGTGAGACTGGTCCGCCTCCTTTAAGCTTTGTCGAA